GCATTAGGACTAACAGTAGAAGAAGTTCAAGGTGCTGCTAAGGGTATGCCTGGAGGAAGTTTATTTAGTACAGATGAAAGTTACATGGCATCTATGGGTGAAGCTGCTATTACTAGAGGATTACTTGATGGAAGAAAAGATTTAGGAGAGAACTTAATGATTAGTGTTGATAAGTATTTACCTACTGGAAACATTAACCCTAGATACTGGGAAGCATTGTGGGAAGAATTGTACTTACTTGCATCAGACCCAATAGTTGTACCACTTGTTAATAAAGGTATAGATGACACAATGATATATCTCAGAGGTGAAGGAAAAGAAACCTTAGAAGAATTAGTTGCTAGAAGTTTTAATCCGGAAGATAAATTATATTTACAAAGTGACAAAGCATTAAGAGAATATTTAGAAAGCCTCCAATACAGAGTTGCACAAACTGTAGGAAATCCTACTGCTAAAATAATAGACCCAAGAACAGGTAACGAATTATCAGCAGAACTTGCTACAAGAGTTTGGTATCAGAATGGACAAAAACAATATCCTAAGTATATTGCTGATATGTCTGTAGGTTCTAATACAAAGATATTTCAGTTTATTAAAAATGGTGGTGTCATGGATAATAAAGATTGGTTACGATACAAGACACATATCCAAACATTTAAATTAAAAGAACGAGGAACAAACAATCAAGAATTTTTCAAACAATTTATCAAGCTGTTTAAACAGGAAGTAGATGCACAAGATTTAGGGCCTAAAGTATTGCCAAGAAGATTTGACCTACAAAATAGAATATCTGAAAGTGGAACAATGATTGTTGGTGAAGAGATACAAGCAGCAGGATACTTAGCTGATGTTAGATATGGTAATGATGCTTTCAACAGTTTATTGGAAACTGGATACAATGCATTGATATCTAAACCATCTAACTACTTAAACAGAGACCCATTATTTAGATATGCATTCTATGAAAATGCTATAGAGGTTATACAGTATATGGACGATGCAACTAAAGCAAAGTTTTTAAAAGGTGCAGAACCTTGGATTGATGGTAACAAACTATGGGATGAATTAATTGAAGCTGCTAAACAACCATCATTAGAGAATACTGTTACTAGCTTGCCACAAGCAGAAGAGTTATTAAAGACTGCAGCTATGAATGAAGTTAAAACATTATTCTATTCTGTATCACAACGACATGTTGCTTCAGACTTATTTTCTAAATACATTCCTTTCCCGGAGATATGGGCAGAGGTATTCCAATCATGGGGTAAATTAATTACAGAAAACCCACAAAAATTTAATAGAGCAAGAATAACAGTAGACAATGGTACTGAAGCTAAACCTTGGGACAGTGAGAATGGTTTCTTAGAGAAAGACCCATCAACAGGAAAACTTATGTTTAACTATGTTGATGTATTTAACATACTCACATTAGGTTCATTCAAAGCATTGGGTAGTGTTATTCGTGCATCGGGAGTTAAAGAAAACTTACCGGATGCTATTACTTCTCCATATCAAACAGCAGTATTTGGAGAAAGTCTAGAAGATGAAGGTGTACGAGCTACAGCTCCTGGTTACGCATCGGGACTTAACTTGATTGCACAGAATGGTTTTGCTCCTGGATTTGGACCAGTAGTAACATTCCCAATGAGAATATTCTTAAATGCTATAGGTGCGCCACAATCTGCTCGTAAGTTTTTCTTAGGAGAGTATGAAAGTTCCGGCCAGTTATCAGACCAAGGACCTGCATGGTTAAAAAAGTTTTTAACCTGGGAAAATTCACCAGATACAGATTTACAAAATGCATTTGCTACAACAACAATGGACTTATACAGTTCTTATGTACTTGCAGGATTAGTTGACCAAAGTGACCCAATAGAAGTTAACAAATTTATAGATAGAGCATTAAAACAAGCAGGAAATATTTATATTATACGAGGTGCGGCACAGTTCTCATTACCTACTGCAGTCCAACCAAGAATAGAAGTAGAAGATAAAAATGGAACATGGTGGGGAACACAAGTATTAGTAAATAAATATCAAGAAATGTTAATTAAAAATGGTTATGACAACTTTGCTGCACAAGAAGAGTTTATAGAAAAGTTTGGTATTAACCCTATACCATTGAAACAGCCTAGCTCTTACAAAACTGGTAAACAACCTGTGAAAGAAAATGCATTCTTTTGGTGGCAACAAGATGATAGAAAAAGATTATTAGAAGCTGATGCGTTACCTAACACTGCTTATTATATTCATCCGGATAAAGTAGAAGACGAATTGTTTTGGCCTGCATATTATCAAACAAGAAGCCAAGGACTGCAACCGGAGGAGTTTGGTAACTTTATGAGACACAGTCAAGCTATTTTTGAGTATGAAAAAGGTAAAAGAGATATAAAAGAAAATGTTCCGGATAGTTTACAAAGAGAAAAAATATCAGACCTTAAAGCAGAAATAGAAGAAGATTATGGATTTGATTTATTTAACTTTCAAGGTAAACCTAAATCTGCATCAACAAGAGAGTTATATGCAGAACTTGCTAGATGGGGTGACTATGAAGAGACAAGACAAAGCCCGGAGTATCCAATATTAACTGAGTACTTAGATTACAGAAATCAAATTATTGATGTATTATTAGATGGAGGAAGTTTTACTTATAAGGGTGAGACTATGTATGTCTTTAGCCCAACTAAGAAGTCAAGAACATTAAATGGTGTAGGCGAAGCACCAGTAAGAGCTAGAGAGATTATGACAATAATTTGGCAAGATTTGGTAACTAAAGGTAAAGATACTAACTTCCCACAGCTAGCTAATGAGGTGCTATTCTATGAGATAAGCCCTAATAATAGTGCAAATACAGGAGATTAATAAATGGAAGATGATTTAATAGACGAGTTGTTACCTGAAGAAGAAGGTACAACAGAAGAACCACAGAAAAAATATGCATCTATAGCTGAACTAATAAGCCAGTCATTTGCACAACCACTGTATTTCTTTACTGTTGAAACTCCTGGACCTACAAAAAAAGCTAGAGGAAAAAAACTCAATCATTCGTCAGATGCACGCCAGAGCAAAGGCTGCCGAGGCAAAGAAAAAAGAGGCATCAAAGAAAATCGAACAGAAAGAAGAGGGCGAAGACGACATCCGTCAAACAGTTCAGCAACTTCAATTAGCTGAAAAGAAGCGTCAGTTTGGCTTTGAAAACAACCTTTCACCAGACGAAACGGACTATCTATTTAAGGTAAACCCTAATCCTGATAAGGAAATGTTAGAAGATCCGTTTATCAAAGGTGGGCTGGAAGCAATCAGAGCAAAGAAGCGAGATACACAAAACACACCTTCTGTTTCTGGGCGTTCACCACGATTTGAACTACCTAAGAAGAAAGACCTTACGCCAGAAGAAAAACAAGAAGCGTTTGAATCTTTCATGAAAAACAAGAAAAACAAGTAGTGCTCATTGGTGGTGAAAGTTATACACAGCTAACCACTTAAATTATGGCATTTGACAACCCAACAGATGCATACACAGGTACAGATTTGGCTGCAATGATTCCAGAAATCTGGACTCCTATCGTGAACGAACCAAACTTCCCGAAGGCAGTAGCAGCTAACTTCTTCACAGACCTTTCACCGTATGCAATGGACGGGGGTGACACACTCCATGTTCCAGACATCTACACAAACGTATTCTCTGCACAAACACAGTCAACACAAGGAAACGGTGTTGTAGATTAATCAGTTGCTCAAGTTGACGTAACTCTTTCAATCGATACTCACAAGTATGTTGCTTGGATTATCGGTAAGAAGGACATGAAGCAACTTGCAACTAAATATCAACTTAACGAAAAGTACGCTAAAGAAGCTAAGAATGTTCTCATTCAAGCACTTGAAGATTCAATCTTTGGTCTTTGGTCATCACTTACAACTAACACAGTTGGAGACACAGCAACAGTTCTTACAGATAATGAAATCGTTTCATCTATCGAGAAACTTGCTTCACTTGACTATGACCTAAACGAATGTGCGTTCTTCTTCCACCCATTCGTCTACTGGCGACAAATCGTTACAATCGCTAAGTATTACACATGGCAAACTTCACAGTTGCCAGTAATCCGAGATGGTAACTTTGGACCTATGGACGCATCACGTGGTCTACAAGGACAGCTTTACGGTATCCCAGTCTTTACTTCAACACGAGTTGTACAAGGACTTTCAACATACCGAAACCTACTTGCTCACCCTTCAGCATTCGGATTCGCTATCCAAACACAAGGAATCGCGACAGAAGACATGCAAGGACCAGCACGAGTTAGTGTTGATGCACAGTACCTATTGCAAAACCTAGGACTACTTACAGTCGCAGATATTATCTACGGTGTAGCAGTTCTACGAGAACCA